GGAAGATGAGCAACGCGCCAGTTAATCTGCGGGTTATCGCGCACCGCTTGGCTTGCCTCTTCAAAACCCGGAATAGCTCGGACATGATGCATTTCCGCCGGCGTCAAAAGGATGCCTTCAGATGCATCATAGAACGGTTGCGAAGCATGATTGATCTGCTGTCGCACACCATTAAGCGTGTTGTCAGCCGCTTCGCTGGCTTGCGGACCTATCGTTGATGGCGATGCCGGGAGCCGACCAAGGTGATCGAATTCTGCTCGCGCAGCGTTATCGATCTGCCCCGGCCGATCGGCAAAGAACTCCTGCATAGCCGGGCGCGTCTGGCCGTGACTTTCCAGAATGCGTTGGGTGTCGGTTAGCACAGGTTGCCCCGTGACACGGGTCAGCGCTTCGGGCCACGTCAGGGCAACGCCACGTTGGCGCCCATGCTCGATCAATTGACCGGCGCGGGTGATGTCCTGTTCAGTAATGGAAGCCGGCAGCTTGGATCGCAAAACCTGAGCGGCTGAAGATGGCCCGGAAAGTGCAGCGCCGGCGGCTCCCGCCACAAAGCCGGCCAACGCTTTGACATAAGGGTTTTGGTCGCTGAAATGGCCTGCCGTAATTGTCGCGGCGGCGGGAATGGCAACTTGGGTAATCGCCTTACGAACGAGGCCTCCCGGGCCAGCCAAGGCCGCTGGAACGAATTCCCCCGCAGTCTGCACATCTTCCTCAGCTTGGTTGGCAGGCTTATGGAGGAGCCCTGTATTCTCAACCGAGCCTTGAAGTTGGGCAGAAGTCGGAGGAACGTAACTGCCTGGAAGATCGCCGCTGCCGCTTTGTGCTGCCGGCAGGTTCGCAGTCTTGGCGCTTTCGTCCCTTAGGAACTTCGCAACCTTCCCGAGCGTGGAGTCATCCGCAGGTGCTGGCACATCAGGCAGTTTGTCAGCGACGTAATCCGCACCCTTTTTGGCAAGTTCAGCTATATCACCGGGAGCACCAGCCAAGCCGATTGCGCCCTTTGCGATCCCGGTCAAACCTGCTTTCCCGAGCCCTAGCGCCGTTATGCCATTCGCTTCCGGGAAAGCATCCCAGCTATCGGTCTTTCCTTTCGGCGCTTCAGGAAATGACGACCAATCGTCCGCCTTGAAGCCCCTCGCAGGATTTGCCAGATATTCCGGTAAGGTAGTTGCCGGACCGGCGGGTGCGATATCCTGATCCATTACGGCACGACCCTTTGAACGCCGTTAGGATCAGTGAAGATATCACCCTTCTTGAGCTTGTTAGCGGCGATGGCCGCGTTCACTTCGGCCGGCGAGTTGAACTTAGGCGTGGAAGACGGAGCGGCGCTCGCAGTCTTGGCCGCGCCAGTGACATTGTGGAAGTCCTTGATCTCGGCATCGGAGAACAACGGATGCTGCTTGCCGTATTGCGTGACGAGCTTATCGAACCCAGCATCGAGCGCGCCGTTCTTTTCCTTGTAGGCCTGCGCCATTTCGGCAATATCGGCATTGCGCTGATGGGTACGGAGCGAGATTTCCGTGAGTAGTTTGTTTGCCGGAACAGAGTTTTCCGGAGAGGCCGCCGCTTCCCGCGCCATGTTGATTTCAGCAACCCGGATTTGCCCGAGGCCCTTCAAGGCGCCAAGCGACGAAAGCACGTTGGCTGCGGTAGCCTTGCGCAGGAACTCTTGGGGAACAGCCGCGTCAGGATCGATACCAACAGCGCTCTTCAAACGCTTCGCGAGCAGATTATACTTTTCACCGACGCCCGAATAGAAGTTCGGATCATTCATCTCGGTTTGCAGCATTTGAAGCTGGGGGATTTCCTGTTGGGCTTTGGTACCAGCCTCGATCAGCGATTGATATTTCGTTGCGTTGAGCTTCGCTTCCTCGGTCGCGGCGGTTTTCTTGGACTCATTCTCGGCCATGAAATCTTGGAGTGTGCCCTGATAGCCCTGTCTGCGCGCGAGATCGTATTCCTTCATCGGGCCGGTCGGCTGGCCCTGCTCCTGCAATGCCTTCAGGCGCGAAAGAGCAGCTTCCTGAACCGACTTCGGATAAGCCGGGTTGGAAGCGATCGCGGTATAGACGGCAACCTGCTTCTGAATTTCAGGATCGGTTCCCGTAGGAATGGCGCCTCGGGTAGCAACCGCTGAAGGAGGCCCGAACGTGCCTTGGTTGGTTTGCGGATTGGGCTGCGCCTGCGCGACCTGTGGCGGGGCTGCCTGAGGCTGCGGCGCAGAAGCCTGCTGCGGCTGATCTTGCACCACCTGGCCGATGCCAGCTCGTTTCAATTGCTGGATGGCCGGCACAAGGACGTTGCGAACCTGGGGATCCTGAAGATTGATCGGCTGGTTTGGGTCCTGTAACCCGAGTTGCCGCCCGACTGATGCCGCTGCTGCGCCTAGCTGATCGTTCGGGATGCCTTGAGCAGCCAAGACTTGCGTAAGCGTCGCGCCTTGAGGCTGTTGGGACTGTTGGGGTTGGCCGGCATTTGTGGCCGGGGCTACAGGCGTCGATGCCGAGCGGTTGACAGACGGCGGTAGAACGGGCGCGGCTGCCGGTTGCCCTCCAGCCTCCAAACGACCGATAGCAGCCGAGGCTTCTTGTCCGGCTTTCAATTGCTGGCGGGAGATATCCAGATTGCTAAGCGCTGTTCCTGAAGCAATATCGCCCTTCTGAAACAGCGCCTTCCCCATTGCGGCAAAATCGGGCTGCCCATCCGGAGTGGTCGGAACGCCATCTTTGAAAGCGCGGCGGGTATCGAAATCTGACCGCTGCTTGCTAGCATCAAAGAATGCTTTGACCGGATCGCCGAACGACGAAAAGTCGGCGCGTGTGTTGCCGTTTGCACCTGCAATGATGCTGTCAATGTCAGCCATCAGGCAAAGGCTCCAAACAGGCTGGAAGCTGCCTTAGTGGCAGTTCCGATAGCGTTCAGTTCGTTCTGACCGATCTGGTAATTGTTCATCGTCGCCGCGGCGTTGGATGCGCCAATACCCGTTTGCGTCGCGTTGGCTGCATTGCCCTGTGCAACGTCATTCGCATTAAGTGCTGTCGCTTGTCCTGTCGCGGCATTCGCTTGACCGGCAACGGCGCCCGCGTTCGCCGACAGATAAGGCGAAAGGCCGGACACGTAACTGTTATAGGTGTTGTTCGCCAAACCGGTCGCGTAGTTCAGCGTATCAGCATCGGCATTGCCGGAATTCAAGTTGCCAGCGGCCGCATGTGTGCGGTCAAGCGCCTGTAGACCATTCGTCAGCGTGAAACCAAAATTTCCATATTGCCCCGAGTTTTGGAAATCACTCATTGCGGTTTTTAAGCCGGCCGCACCGTTCGCGCCCGACGCATTCCCGTAGGCAGTAGCGCCAGCCCCGGTCGAGGCCGCTAGATTGTTGTATAGGTTGGTGGCTGTACCGTACCCAGCGTTAATCGCTGCACTGCCCTGCCCATATAGACTCGAAAGCTGATCGTAGCCGGTTTGCAGGCCCTGATTACGCTGAGCAGCGGCCTGCTCCGCATCATCGTTCGAAAAGAGGTCAAAAAGGCCCATTAGCTCGGCGTCCACAGTTTGGTTGCGGCAACGTATTTCAAGACTTGCGTATCGGTTGGCGCGATCGGCGAAACGTCAGGCAATTGCGTCAGACGTTGATGGCCTTGGAAGTATTCATACCAAGCTTGGTTGATCTGACCGGTCTGCGGATTGACAAGCGGCACATCGATCCCAGGAAGCGGTTTAGCCACGGCGCGCCTCCAAGCTTTGTGTCCCGCCCAGGAAGCCGACATAAACGTTTGCCGATACCTTCAGGCGCCAGCGCCTTCCTTGACGCCCGGTCATTCCCGTTCGGAACACACTGACGGTCTGCTGCGTTGCCTGCACACCAAGCGAGCGCACAAGCTCATTGCTCCACGTCAACCCGCCATCGTCGGACCATGAAATGCCAACGGTCGGATGCGTATCTGTCGGGTCGGAACCCGTAGCGACACCAACACCGGTCACGAAATTAAAATCTGCTCGTCCGACCTTGGTCCGATAAGGGAAATTCTCAACCGGACCACTTTCGATCTGGTAGATGAGAGGCGAACCAACATCATTATGCGCGTTGGGATCGACATAGATCAGTTGGCCGGCCTGGGTGTCTCCTGTCATCCATTTGCCGAAGACGTTGCAACCGCCTATTTTGCGTCGGCGCTGTTGCAGGTAACTTGAGGTCGCGTTCCACTTCTGCGATCCCAGATCAAATTCCCACGTAAACGTCGGACAGGTGATCTCCCATTTCGGATGGCCTTGAGAGATATAGACCGATGCCTCAAGCGTCGTAGGATCGGCGATTCCGGCAATCAGCCTGTCCAGATCAGGCGGCGATATTTTCGTAGGAACGGGCGTTCCATTGTGCATGACAACGGAGCTGTCATCAGCAACCCAGATCAAGGCACTTCCGAAACCGTCCTCATGTCCGGCGAGCGCATAAGGACCGAGCAAGCCTCTCTGAAGCACGTAGGAGCGCGTGAATGGAAAGCCTGTCGGATTGGCTGTATCGGCGTAAACTTCACCAAAATTAGGTCCCAGCGCCACCAACTGCCCATTGAATGCGACAACCCTGGTCAACCCTCCCGGCTTGCTTTGCGCCGTCGTCTTGTCGGTCGTCGCGATCGTGACTGCGTTTTGGCCTGAGGCCTGAAGCGTTCCATCCCCATACGAGAAGATGAAAAAGCTATCCATGAAACAGACGCAGTTCGGCGCGCCGATATCAGGATCGGCAAACGAGATCACCGACGATGACGAAACTGTAAACGCGCCCGTCTGGGGCGCGACGGCCACGATATCCGGCGTTGTCTTGTTGTTGATCGCCCAGAAGACCTTTTCAGTCCCCGTCAGGTTTCCCGTGAGAGCGGTTTCTGCGCCTGTATTATCGAAACGCGAGGCTTTCCCGGACCATGCGGCATACAAGGTGTTGCCCACCTTGATCATGCCGCGGAAACCGGTCTGAGCGGACTTACCGAATAGGGATAGTCCCGGCACCTTGCGCCAAACTGCTACTGGTGGCGTCATGCCCTTGGACGCGCCCAAATCCTTTCCCAAGGGTTCGGCGTAGCAGTTCATCAACGTGCCGGCGCTCTCCTGCGGGTTTGCTCCCGGTGATGAACTGAGTGGGAACGGGATCGAGACTGGTTTGACCGGTGACCTTGCTACAGCGGCT